GGCTGGCATAAAACGCTGTCCAACGTTGGCGTCAACGGCGTGACCGGTCTTTCCGCCAGCGTATTCTGGGATTTACAGGCGACCGGCACCGATGCCGATCTGCTGAATGAGGCCTGCATTACCACGCTGGTGCGCAAAGATGGCTTCCGCTTCTGGGGCAACCGCACCTGTAGCGATGACCCGTTGTTCGCATTCGAAAACTACACCCGCACCGCGCAGATCCTGGCTGACACCATGGCCGAAGCGCACATGTGGGCGGTCGACAAGCCGATGACCCCTTCCCTGATCCGCGACATGATCGACGGCATCAAAGCCAAAATGCGCGAAATGAAATCCGCCGGTTACATCATCGATGGCAACTGCTGGTATGACGAAACGGCTAACACGCCGGAGTCACTGAAAGCTGGCAAGTTGTACATCGATTACGACTACACACCGGTCCCACCACTGGAAGATCTGACCCTGCGCCAACGCATCACCGACAAATACCTGGTGAACTTTGCCGCTTCCGTGAACAGCTAAGGAGATTTTGACTCATGGCACTCCCTAAGAAATTGAAATATCTGAACCTGTTCAACGACGGGAACAGTTACCTCGGTGTGGTTTCCTCACTGACCTTACCAAAACTGACTCGCAAGCTGGAAAAATACCGGGGCGGCGGTATGAGTGGTGCTACCTCCGTAGACTTCGGTCTGGATGATGACGCGCTGGCCCTGGAGTGGTCTATCGGCGGCATTGATGAGTTGGTGCTGCAGCAATGGGGCAGTACGGCAGATATTCCCCTGCGCTTCACCGGCTCCTTCCAGCGCGACGACACCGGTGAAATTTCCGCTGTAGAAGTGGCAATGCGCGGCCGTCACAAAGAGTTTGATTTTGGTGAATACAAACAGGGTGAAGATAGCGAAACCAAAATCACCACTGACTGTACTTACTTCAAACTGACCATCGACGGTAAAGAGCTGATTGAAGTCGATACCGTCAACATGCTGGAAATCGTCAACGGTGTTGACCGTCTGGCGGAACACCGCACGGCGCTCGGCCTTTAACTCTCTATAGCCGGCAACGTTTTGCCGGCTCCTTTTCTGATTAACAGGATCCCTCATGAATCCCGATGAAAATAGTGTCGTTCTTGATGTACCGCTTAAGCGCGGCGACGTTGAAATCACTGAAATCCAGGTCACCAAACCGAATGCCGGCAGCCTGCGTGGCATTGGCCTGGCGGCACTGGCCAACGCTGACGTTGATGCGCTGATCACCATTTTGCCGCGTATCACCTATCCCAACCTGACGAAAGAAGAGTGCGCCCGCCTCGAGTTACCCGACCTTATTGCACTGGCGGGCAAGGTGATCGGTTTTTTATCGCCGAAGCAGGCCGGGTAAATATCGATCCCCGTCTGACCGTTGATGATCTGATGGCAGATATCGCGGTGATCTTTCATTGGCCGCCGTCCGAAATGGACGGCATGTCACTCACAGAACTGATGAACTGGCGATATAAAGCGTTGCAACGCAGCGGAGTAAAAATAGATGAGTAATCTCGACAAGATCCCGGCGACGTTGGGGAAAATCATTCAGCAGCTCCAGCCGTTGAAAAAAGCCACCTCTGATGTCTGGAAACGTTTTACCCAACTACCGCAACAAACCTTGTTTAGCCGGATGTCAGAAGATATCAACAGCGCGTCCGGAGAACTCCAGGGGTTTGAGAAAGGGTCGCACGTATTAGATAACTTAGCTGCGGGCCAAAACCAAGTCACGGCCAATGGCCCGGGTCTCCTTCGACGCACAAAATCTGCTGAGACGAGCAACCAGAAGCAATTGACAGGCCGCTCTCTGGAAATCTTCCAGCGGTCACACATTGAGAGCCAAAAGCAACAAGGCAATGACGCAGGCCAGCAATACAAATTCCGGACACACAAAATTGAACAGCTGAAAAACACCAGCTCATCGATGGTCGCCTTCGCGCAACCTAAACTCGAACTGGCGAAAAGTATTCTGCAACCCGGCGCTGATTTGCAAAAAGGCTTATCCGAAATACAGGCAAAACTTGGCCTGCAAAAGAGCGATCCGCGCCTGGCTGCACTGCGCCAGCAAACGCTCTCCATGGCGAACAGCGGCCACAGCCCTGCTGACGTTGTTGCTGAGCAAAGCAAGCTGGCGACGAGTGGCCTGAATGCGGATCAAATTCTGGCCCAGACGCCGACGGCGCTAAACGGTGCCACCCCGGCGGCGCAAACCGAAGTGCGGGTAAAAGGCGACAATCTCGACGGTGATATCACCAAGCTGTTCGCCACCTGGGACACGATTCGAATCAATCTGTTTGAGGGGCAAAGTGCCGCGTTGCGTGAACTGACACAAACAGCGACCGGATGGCTGAACACCCTCAATACCTGGATCACTGAAAACCCTTTGCTTGTAAATTCGTTACTGAGTCTGGCGCTCGGTATAACGGGGATTATTGGCGGGTTGGGATTTTTAGGCACCGTGATCGCCCCAGTGCTGAGTGGTGTAAACCTGTTAATTGCTGGCGCGGGACTGCTGGGTACCGTATTTACCGGCGCCGGTGGGATCATGGGCGCTGCGTTTGCCTTAGTGGGCGCACCCGTGATTGCTCTGATCACTGTGATTGCAGGTATAGGTCTTGCCGTCGTCAAACTGTGGGAGCCCATCAAAGCTTTTGTTGGCGGAGTCATTGAGGGTTTTAGCGCGGCAATGGGGCCCGTCAGCGATGCTTTTTCTCCCTTCAAAGCCGCATTTGGGTGGATAACGGATCTGTTCAAACCCATTAAATTTTCTCAGGATGTACTGAGTGATTTCAGTGAAGTGGGCAGAAAAGTGGGTGCGAGCATCGCTGAAATCTTTGTCACGTTGAACAAAGCATTCTCACAAATAGGCGAACTGCTTACCCTTGCTCGCAAAGGCATTGATTGGGTGTTTGGCTGGGATAAAAACGATGATAAGGATGCATCAAGCAACGATGCATCTCCGTTCAGTAACGGCATTTCTCCCACGGGCGGCACCTTAAATCTGTATCAGCCCGCGACACCACACGTGGCAACAAATCTTACAGACAGCCGGACAACGACTCAGAACTTTGCCTTCTATGCGACGCCTGATACCGATCACAAACAGCTGCAGACTGCCGTCATGGAGGCATTGGATCAACAAAAATGGAATGAAACCAATTCATTACTTAGCCAGTACGATTATGGAGGGCGTTACGCATGATGATGACTCTGGGATTATTTGTTTTCAAACTCAGGACCCTGCCCTACCAGACGCTAAAAAGAGACGTGGGGTATAGCTGGGCCGAGAACGCACGGGTGGGACAACGTCCTGTTACGCAATATCTCGGTTTAGGCACTGAAACTATTACCTTATCCGGACAACTTCTGCCGGAGATCACTGGCGGCCAGCGCTATCTGCACGTTTTTGAAAGCATGGCTGACTCTGGCCGTGCATGGCCGCTCATTGAAGGCAGCGGCACAATTTACGGCATGTTTGTAGTTCAAAAAATCAGCCATTCAAACTCTCAACTCAACCCTGACGGACGTGCCCGCACGATTAGTTTCGACCTGACCTTAAAGCGTGTTGATGAATCTTACGTAGCCATGCTGGGTGATTTGCAGGAACAAGCTAACGGCCTGTATGAAAAAGCGAGTAAGACCCTACAACAATTTTATCCTGGCGGACTCAGCACATGATCACTCAACTTCAGTTACCGGCAGGGGCCAAAATCATGCCGGATTTTACGCTGAGCGTAAAAGATAAAGCGCTGGAAAAAAGCGTTCGTGAAAGAGTTATGTCGATCAAAATGACCGACAACAGCGGCTTTACTGCTGATACCCTGGAAGTCATTTTTGATGACAGCGATGGCGCTTTTCAGATGCCGGAGCGAGGAACAGTATTACATTTACGCCTGGGCTGGTTGGGTCAGGCGCTATATGACTGTGGCGCATTTATTGTTGATACCATTACCCACAGCGGTGCACCAGACAAGCTGAGTATTGTGGCCAGAAGCGCTGATTTTCGTGGAAGCTTTGATACTAAGTGCAGTTATTCTTATGACGACACAACCCTTGGCGCTATTGTTCGCCTGATTTCTCAACGTAATAAACTCCTGCCGCCGCAGCTATTGCCCGAGCTTGATGCCATTACCATTACGCATATCGATCAAACCAATGAAACCGACGCCTATTTTCTGATGCGTCTGGCCCAGATGAACGGTGCGCAGGCCACGGTAAAACAGGGAGCGATCATTTTTATCAAGCCAGGTTATGGCCTGACCGCATCGGGAAAAGCAATACCCTGGATGCGTATTAGCCGGTCAGATGGGGATTCTCATTCCTTCAAAATCATGGATAAGCAGGCTTACTCCGGCGTCACGGCCATCTGGCATGATGTCAAAAAAGCCCAGTCCCCTCAGGTCGCCCTCCAACGTAGCAGTACAAACGCTGGCGTTGCGAGTTCACCGCATCCAGCGTCGAAAGTGAGTAATGAAAGTGCGGGGAATGATGCCTCAGAACAGAGTTATATAGTCGGCTCTAATGAGAACCTTTTAGTACTGAGCAAAATTTATGCTGACCAGGCATCTGCTACACGGGCCGCTGACGCTATTTTCAAGCAGATACAGTCTGGTTCTGCGGCGTTTAGCATAAAGCTGGCTTTAGGCAGGGCTGATCTTTTTCCTCAAACCCCCGTTGTCGTCAGTGGTTTCAAAGATGTCATCGATAGTCAGCGCTGGATCATTGATTCAGTCGTGCACGATGTCGCTGACAAAGGATTCGTCACCACCTTGAATTTGAAAGTTTATATTGATGGAATTACCTATCAGGCCTCAATTGCATGACTTAAACTTGCATTTGCGAGCAAATCATTACATAATCATCTCAACGCTCACCAACAAGCCGGAGGTTTTTATGATGCATTGCCCACTGTGCGGTAAGGTCGCCCACACCCGTTCAAGCCGCTATCTCAGCGAATCGACCAAAGAACGTTATCATCAGTGTCAGAATATTGAGTGCAGCTGTACATTTGCCACCCATGAATCCGTCGCCCGTGTAATTTCCAAACCGGGCATGAATTTGCAAGCAGGAATGCAACCTGCCTGATTCAGCGGCTAATAAAGCGATACCCTCTTTTTGCTCCCCCCTTTGCCTGCTCACCCTGCAGGCTTTTTTATGTCGCCAATTTTATGATTACTGAGCATAAAAAAAGGGGTTAGCCGATGGCTAACCCCTTGTTCGATATTAACTAGTCGATGTCGCGTTAGCGATACCTTAGCCAAGACGCTCTTTGATACGCGCTGACTTACCAGTACGCTCACGCAGGTAGTACAGTTTAGCTTTACGAACGGCACCACGACGTTTAACAGCAATGCTGTCGATTACTGGGGAGTGAGTCTGGAATACACGCTCAACACCT